TCAACCACATGTATGTTGCGATCAAACTCGGTGAAAGCTGCTCCTTCTTTAATATCCCAATCGCCTTCCAATAATTGTCTTCTTTGCTGTTCAGGAAGGGATAGAAGCATTGCTTCATAATCGCCCTGAGTTGAGAGATAAGGGTTATCTGTAAGTCGAGCAGGTATAAACCTACGTTTGAATAGTGCTTGTCCTGCTCTGCTGTGTCCTGCAGGATATTTAAGTTCTTCTCCAGTTTCAATGTCTGTTGCATTAAATGACTCATTATATGGTGCAGGGTCTATAAACATTTTCTTGACCCAGTGATGTCCCCTACCTCCGGGGTTTGTTGTTGCTCTCATATACACTGGCAGGTCTGGTGATGTAGATCTTAGTCGTGATCTCATGTAGTTCCAAGCAAATGGCGTAGACCACTGTGTAAGTTCATCAAAGCCTATCCAACTAAATGCCAAACCCTGATATCGTAGCACATCATCATCTCTATCTAGGTACGACATCCACAGTCTTGCACCTGACGGTGCTACCCACTGCATCTTTCTCTCTGACCACTTAATGCCATTCCATATTTTTGGATATAGCTCTTGGCTTTTAAATATAAGCTCTCGTAGTTCTTCAGTGGTGTGACGCAGTAGTAAGCCACTAAAAGAGGGGTGTCCCATATAACGCAAAGGATCAGCCAACATTGCATAAGACTTGCCACCTCCTGCCGATCCACCATATAAAACTTCTCTTTCACTTGCTGCTAGAAACTCTGTTTGTGGTCCTTCATTTGGTTGAAAGATTATATTACGAGTTTCTTCTACAGGCAGAAGTTCTTCTTCAATCAGAGGTGTTTTGGACTGTGCTTTCTTTTGCACCTGTTCTTTTTTCTTCGTAGTCCTCTGCTTTTTGGATCGCCTTTTGGGCATAGTCTGCCCATCTGCGTAGGCTTGTAGCCTTGTTCTTTCGTTGTCTTTCATTCTTTAATCTTTTTAACAACCCTACATGAGATATTGTGCGTCCACTATTTTTAGTCAACCAGTTTGCTACTTCTCTATATGAATACTGTTTTGTAAAATCTCTAGCTTTTTCTAGCAAATCTAATTCTACAGGAACTGGTAAGAGCATGTTATTGTCTTCAGGATCTACTTTATATCCAAACGGTATTGTTCGTGCAATACGTGGTATAGACATCCACTCATCTTCACTTTTTAAATCAGTAGGCTGTGGTAACTTCCATTTACCCAGTGATCTATTACGCATTAATTATCTTCTGCATTCTTAGGTGGCATCAACATCACACCACCTGTAGCTTCTACTTGCATTTTTTCTGTTTTGACTAATCCTGTTCTATCTAACATTTCTTTTGCTGCAACCATCTTATCTCTTAGTCCTAGTTGAACAGGATCGTCAATACCACTTGCTATTGCCATCGCAGCCTTTGGTGCATTACTTGCCATAAATTCTTGAGTGGCTTCTAGTATTTCTTCTTTCAATGCTTTTACAATCTGTGATGGTGTAGTATGTTCTGCATATCCTGCCAACTTAATGGCTTTGGACATGTCACCACCTGCTTGTGAAAACAATACATCTAAAAACTTCTGTTGTTTCTCTGTAAGTTGTCTCATATTAACACTTCCATCTTCTTCTAGCTTGTCGTAGTCTACTGTTTGGATTTTTAGCAGCTTTAGGAAACTGCTTCATCTGTCCTGCACTTCTAGCACAAAAAGACTTTCTTCTTTTTGCATCTTTACTTCCGGGTTTTACTTTACCTGTAACTGCTGTTTGTAATTTACTTCCGGGATTTTGTCTTCTATATTTTGCTACCCCTTTAGCAGTCATACCTGCCCCTAACTTAGTAGGACGCTTGTCACCACTCTTTATGGACATACCCTTCATGCCACTACCTTTTCTCATGTTGACAATTGAAAGTGAGGACCATCAATAAATGGGGTACGTGATTGTGATCGTCTTAGGTCTATATAAGCATTCATAGCTTCTTGCATTGTGCCATCCCATTTGGTTATATCATCTATATGCCATGAAGCTCCCCAACAAATTTTAGCTCCAGTTTCTATTGCTGCTTGCTTCATTGCGTCTGCTATGTCATCGTACATCACGATGTCCCAACTTGGGTCACTACCATCATACGCCATTAAATCGACAGCATGTGAGTATCCATCTTCTTGCACAAGATGTTTTGATTTCATAGTCTGTGATCTTTTTGCTTCATATAATCTTTTTTGTTCTGCAAGAGAACGGACACCATAAATCACTCCAAAGTCTACCTTACTCAGTTCAATGGCACGTTTAACTGTATCTACCATCGTAGGATGTACACCTTCTAATTTATTTAAACTTCTTCCTGATAACTTAAATGCCATTACTTTTTCCTCATATTAAAAAACTTACCTGCTGAACGTGTGGCAAAGCTCGCACTTACAATAGCTCCTAAGGCTATCTGATACCACTGGGGCATACCTGCAAGTGCAGTAAACCCATCTGCTACTATGCCCCTGCCCCACTCACCCATGAAGCTCAGTACCAGAGGAATGCTGAAAAGTAAAGTCAGCCATTCGTCCTTCCACGAGCTTTGGGATGCCCTCATAGCAGCTAAGTCCCAATCAATCTCACCTGTTGCTTCTTTCATACGAATGGTAGCTTCAGCCTTTTGTATAGCTGTTTTACCTTCGATGTATGATGAAGCTAAACTAGATACTGAACTTATAAGTGAACCTATCATTATACGCAGTCACAGTCTTCGTGGCATTTTTTATTTAGTAATGCACACCACAGTCTTTTAAAATATCTTCTCATCGTTCTTCCCTCTCCATTCTTTTGGGTTCGGACTTCTCTGCTCCCATCCATATAGCGAAACTCCCAGTCATCGCCCCAGTGATTACGGATATTAGTCCTGCTTGTTGTGTGGTCAACTCTGGCTGACTCAA